CCCGTCCTTTTCTAGCACAAGTCTCACACCTTGATCGATAGTGTGTTACGTCTTCGCGTTTGTAGTTTACAGCACAAGGGCGTTGGTGACAGGCTTGACAAATGGGTCTCATACGGTATTTAGCAACAGGACCTTTGCCAAAGGCATTCAAAACGGCTGTTTTTTTCAAGGTCTCTATAAATATTAGAACTTGAAAAGGATTCAACCATGGCTCTCACATCACCCGGCGTACAAGTAACAGTAATTGACGAAAGTCAATATATTCCATCAGCAGTCAACACAGTACCATACTTCTTGATTGCCACAGCGCAGAACAAAGTTTCTGGCACTGGCGTTGGAGTAGCAGCTGGTACAACAGCGGCTAACGCTAACAAAACATATTTAATCACCAGTCAGCGTGATTTAACAGCCACTTTTGGTGTGCCATTCTTCTATAACACAACCACTGGTACTCCAATTAATGGTTATGAACTTAACGAATACGGCTTGCTGGCTGCCTACAGTTCACTAGGTATTTCAAACCGCGCTTATGTTCAACGTGTGGATGTTGATTTAACTGCACTTACTGCCAGCTTGACTCGCCCAACTGGTACACCAGCCGATGGTGCTTATTGGTTAGATACTTCGACTTCTGTGTGGGGTATTCAAGTTTGGAATCAAAGCACTGCTACGTTCACTGTGGTAACACCACTAGTAATTACCGATTCAGCTGATGTTACTGCTTCTACTAGTGGCATAACTGGATTTGCAGTGTATACTCCTAACTCTACTATTGGTAGCATTGGTGACTATGCTGTTGTTGCATACGGTGCGGACAACAGCACAGACCTACACAACGTTGGCTGGTACAAAAATTCCAGTAACATTTGGGTAGCTATTGGAAGTCCTGAATGGCAAGCATCATGGCCCACAATTCAAGGTAATGTAACTAATCCTACACTCACAGCAGGTCAAAGCATTTATATTAACGGAACTTCGGTTGCTGTTCCTATTTCGCCCAATAACAACTTGGCAGGATTTGTGGCTGCGGTTAATACAGCGGCCATTACAGGAGTAACCGCAGCCGCAGTTAGCGGTAAATTTACTATCTACGCAGATGACACAGCAACCAATGACGGAAGTACTGCTAACGGTGGTATTGTTAGTATTATTCCTAATGCCAGCGGAACTGCATTGTGTACTGCGCTTGGCATTGATGCCGCAGAATATTTGGCTCCAATTTTTAATGTTGGATACAGTTACCAAGCACCACGTTGGAGAACTAGTGATGTTGCCCCAAGACCAACTGGGTCTGTATGGAACAACATTAGTCCAGCAAATAATGGTGTTGCACTACAAGTGAAAAAATACAGTGCAACATTGGGAGAATGGGTACTACAAAGTTGTCCTATATTCATCACTGGCGCTTCTGCAATTTACTCGCTGGACCCAAGCGGTGGTGGCAAAAATATTCCAATTGGAACACTATGGGCACAGTCTGGCGCTAATGCTGGAGAAACATCGCCACTTAACTCGTTTGGATTTGAAATTTACGAGCAGGTAGTATTTGGCCAAACCATAGTTACAGGTGATACTACACCAGGAGCCAATGGTGATAGTTTGTTCACTGCTGGAAATAAGTTTGTATTGCAAGGTACCACTCCGGGATCAACAACTGTTAATACTGCTACAATAACATTGACTGGAACTAGCATTTCTAGTTTTATCACTGACGTTAGTGCAGCCAGTGTACCGTATGTTTCAGCAAGTGTAAACAGTGCAGGAAATATTGTGTTTACTCACAGTCAAGGGGGTATAATGTCCTTGGCTCCAGTCGCTGGATTTGGAACTCCAATTACCACTGCTGGATTTACTAATGCTACTGCTCTTTGCCGCCCAGCAGTATCCACACCAACTACTTTACTTCTAAGTAATTTTTGTACAGCAACTGAGTTTACATACGCCAGTGGCACCACAGCACCTTACCAAGATCCTGCTGACGGCAGATTGTGGTACTACTCGACTGCTACCCAAGTTGACATCATGATTCAGAACAATGGTGCATGGTTTGGTTATCAAAACGTTGGCAATGACGTGCGTGGATACAACCTTACTGCAACCAATGCGTCAGGACCAATTTGTGCTGCTACAGCGCCTACCACACAAAATGATGTGTCACAAAGTGCTCTAGTGTATGGCGACTTGTGGGTTGATACTAGCGATTTGGAAAATTATCCCAAATTATATCGTTGGGAAACTGTAAGTGGAGTAGATCAGTGGGTGTCTGTTGATACTACTGATCAGGTTACACAAAATGGTGTGTTGTTTGCTGATGCTCGTTGGGCACCAAATGGCACAACAGACCCTGTAGCAGATCCAATCCCATCTATTGTGAGTTTGTTAACCAGCGACTACCTAGATTTAGATGCTCCTGATCCTGCACTATATCCACAAGGTATGTTGTTGTGGAACACACGACGTTCGGGTTATAATGTTAAGAGTTATCAAAACAATTACTTTAACGCTACTTCATACCCAGATGACACACTACCAGCAGTGACTAGCACCTGGCTCACAGCATCAGGCAACAAGCAAGACGGCAGCATGTATGCAGGTCGTTTGGCACAACGTCAGATGGTTGTAGAAGCAATGAAGGCTGGAATTGACACCAGCCAAGGTGCTAGAGAAGATACTGCTCAGTACACACTGATTGCAACTCCTGCTTATCCAGAGTTGATTCCAAACATGATTGCACTCAGCAACGAGCGCAACAACACATTGTTTGTGGTTGGTGATACTCCGATGCGTTTGCCAGCTACAGGTACTGATATCACAACCTGGGCTACCAACAACAACGGATTGGGAACTGTAGCCGGTGACGGCCAATCCAGCACCAGTAACTACGCTGCAACATTCTACCCAAGTTGTACAACTACAGACTTGAGTGGCAACACTGTGGTAACAGCACCAAGTCACATGATGGTTAGAACAATCATCCGCAGTGACGAAGTGAGCTATCCATGGTTGGCACCAGCAGGTACACGCCGCGGCGTGGTAGACAATGCCACACAAATTGGTTACATTGACGGCGCCACAGGTGAGTTCCAGCCAATTGGTGTAAATCAAGGCTTGCGTGATGTGCTGTACAGTTTGAATGTTAATCCAATTACATTCATTCCAGGTATTGGTATTACCAACTTTGGTAACAAGACATCAACCACAACTACCACAGCGTTGGATCGTATCAACGTTGCACGACTGGTTGCATTCTTACGTGGACGCCTGGAAGAAATTGGTAAGTTGTATCTGTTCGAACCTAACGATCAGATCACACGCAATGAAATCACCAACACCTGCAACAGCTTGATGGTTGACTTGATTGCCAAACGTGCTATCTATGACTACTTGGTTGTTTGCGACTTGAGCAATAACACACCAGCTCGTATCGACCGCAACGAATTGTGGGTTGATATTGCTATTGAACCAGTTAAGGCTGTGGAGTTCATCTACATTCCTCTGCGTATCAAGAACACTGGAGACATAGCCGCAGGCCTGTAAAAATAGGGTCCTTGGACCCTATTTTTTGACCTCAAGTCTAAGATAAATAAAACTAGGAGATATACACAATGCCAAGTTCATCATTAAACAAAATGACAGTACCGCTTGCAAGCGATCAATCAGCAAGCACCCAAGGTCTGTTAATGCCAAAACTTAGATATCGCTTTAGAGTGATGTTTGAGAATTTGGGAGTTTCAACACCAACAACAGAGTTAACCAAGCAGGTAGTGAGTTTTGCTCGACCTAATTTGAGTTTTGAACCAATTTCGTTACCAATTTATAATTCAACATTAAAGTTGGCTGGTCGTCACACATGGGCAGATGTTGCTGTTGAAATTCGCGATGATGCATCGGGCAATGTGTCTAAACTGATCGGCGAACAGATCCAGAAGCAAATGGACTTCTTGGAGATGAGTTCAGCTGCATCTGGTATCGACTACAAGTTCTTGACCAAGTTGGAAATTTTAGACGGTGGCAACGGTGCCAACGAACCAGTGGTGCTTGAGTCATGGGAACTGTATGGTTGCTACATTGTGAGTGCTGATTACGGTCCAATGAACTATGGCACCAACGAAGCAGTGGCAATCACCATGAACATTTCTTATGACAATGCCAACCAAGGCAATCAAGGTGGTGGCGGTATTGGTGCTGTTATCGGCCGCACTGTAAACGATGTTGTTACAGGTATCGGTACAGGGCCCTAAGGCATAATCGATGTCTAGCTTCGGCCAAGACTTTCTTCAAGGCTTTACTGCGACAAACAACTTGCGTGATTACACTCACGCAAGTAAAACTTTTCGCACCAATGCCTACGAACTCAAACCCAGATTCAAATTTTTATTCACAGTTCAGTTTACATTGAACGTGCAAGAAATTCAAAAAATGTCGAACGCTAAAATTTTTAGTGAAACACAACTTTCAACAATGAGCTTGGCGGTAAAAACTGTTGATTTACCTAAATATACTATTGACGTTGCCACATTGAATCAATACAATCGCAAACGCATTGTACAAACCAAAATTAATTATGATCCAATAAACATTACATTTCATGATGACGGCGGCGATAACATTCGTGAGATGTGGTATCAGTATTATTCATACTACTACAAAGATCCAGCACAACAATACATTCCAAATGCTCCAGTAACCAACGGAGCATTTAATCAGGTACAAACCAAATCCAATGGATTTGGTTATAAAGAGCGAGACATTTATTCACAAGACCGTGTAGGTAGTGTTAGCGACTGGGGATACATTGGCGAAAACTTTATGGATGGTACACAAACAGCAAGTGGTAAACCTCCATTTTTCAAAGACATACAAATTATTGGATTTGATCAACACAAGTATGCTAGATATATATTGATTAATCCACTGATTACCAACTGGAACCACGACACTTACGATTATTCGCAAGGCAATGGTACCATGCAACATACCATGACCATACGTTATGAAACTGTGAAGTACCTCAATGGTGGCCTTGGCGGCGGCGCAGGCAAACCTGATGCAAACATTGCCTGGCCAGACACTGCACATTATGACACTACTCCAAGTGCGCTATCTCGACCAGGATCTACTGCTAGTATATTTGGACAAGGCGGATTGCTATCTACTGGTGAAGGTATTATGGCTGACTTGGAATCTGAATCAGTTGCAGGTCTCATTGGCGCTGCACAAAAAGCTGGCGCTGCTTACAACACATTCAAAGGTAAAAATTTAAAATCAATTATTCAGAGTGAAGCAGTATCATTAGGCAAACAAGTGCTCAGTCAGCAAGGACCGGGCGCAATTAAATCAGTAATAAACAAAGCTGAT